GTTTAACAAAACAAGAAAAGGAGCTATTTATAAGAAGTTTAACAAAACACATCCTCGTACTAACCGAGGGAAAGGGAAAGGATAAAAAGATAATATGGCAAGGAGAACAAGTAAAAGGACAATTAATGGGATCTATAACATCATTTCCAGTACTCTGCATAGCAAATGCTGTAGCAGTTGTAATTCTAGATAGAATACTGTATGGAAAGGGAAGATCAACTGAATTTAGAAAATTATCAGAAATCCAAGCATTAATAAATGGAGATGACCTGTTGGTCAAAGTACCAGACGGTTACGGAAGAAGAATCTGGGAACTTGTAGTGGAAGCTTGTGGATTTACGCCAAGTGTTGGAAAATATTACGTAAATAAAAAAACATTAAACATAAATAGTACAGACTATATAGAAACAAAAGATGGAGAAATAATAAGAATAGCAAATGTAAATTTAGGACTGATATACGGATTAAAAAGAAGCGGGACTGCAGAGGCAGTCGATGATGAAATGGAAAAGGACTTAGGATCAATCAGTAATGATCTACTAAATGTGTGTCCACCCCACTTAAAGAAAGTGGCATTAGACATGTTCATTAAAATCAACAAAGAAAAACTAACACAAACTAGACTACCATGGTATATACCAAAGTGGCTAGGAGGTGTAGGAATTCCAATGATGATGTCAATAACCAAGAATAATAACATCGAGCACTTAACTAACTCAGATTTGCTAGCAGCTATAGAAGCTACTATGATACAAATGGAAAATAGTAAGGATAACAGGCTTCAGTATAAAGAAGAGAAAAAGAAAAACAAATTGGGAATCTATGAATACGGTCTTGAGAGCGATCTCTTATCTTATCAACAAATATGTTACTTGACAACCATACAGACACAAGGTCAGCACGGAATACAAAGCATCAATATTAAAGTCGAAAGGACAAAGGAAAACCCCCATTTACCGACAAACATGGATCTGAAATTAGCACTAGTAGGTATTAAAAACACTACCAAGGATGCACCAAGATCAACACCAGGAGTATCAATTTATACAATGTGGAAGGAAGCAAACAAAAATCTAATGATAGGTGAAAACCAAATACAAAAGACAAAATGCATTCCATCAGAACTAGAAAGACAAAACTATACAAAATTAACAAATTTACTAGTATTAGAACAAATATTTACGAAAGATAGTAAAGAATTATTAGAAAAGAAAGAGATTAGCCAAGGTAAAAATAAAAATAAAAGAATTATAAAAAAGATTTCAAAAACGATCGCGAAAGTAGTTTCAATCAATCGAAACGCGTATAGCCCGAAAAAACAGGGTAATAAAATATCGAAGCAAATGGATATAAGGAAGCTTCTAGCAAATAAAGATTGGGAAGAAATTATCTTTATTGCTACAATAGAGACAGAACGAATCCGTAACATCTAAAGGTGTTGTGTTCAAAAGTACAAAATAGAAAATTATTGCACAAATGAGGGGGGGATACAAGATCCTCCTGGTGTTAAGACTCCGATTTAGGCCGACAAAGCTAAAAT